TAGAAGATGATTCTCAAAAATATGAAACTTTAAAAGATCTATTTAGTACATTTTCTGTATCCCAATGTATTATTTATTGTAATAGTGTAAGAAGAGTTAATGATTTGTATGAAGCTATGCTAGCTGATAATTATCCTGTATGTCAAATACATAGTAGTTTAGACAAAAATGAGAGACAAAAAAGTTATCAGGAATTTAAATCTGGTAATTTTCGTGTAATGATTTCTTCAAATGTTACAGCTAGAGGAATTGATATTCAGCAGGTTAGTACAGTTATAAATTTTGATATACCTAAATGTAGTAGTACATATTTACATAGAATTGGAAGAAGTGGAAGATGGGGAAGAAAAGGTACAGCCATTAATTTTATTACTCGCCGAGATTTTAAAAATCTTAAAGATATAGAATCATTTTATCAAACTAATATTTCTGAATTACCCAATGACTATAGAGGTAGTTAAGATGCGTTAATTAACATTAAAAAAACTATTTTATATTTTTAATGTTAACAAAACTATTTAGCCCAATTGAAAAACAAAAACCATCTAATATAAAGTTCCATTTACCAATTGAATATAATGACAAAATGAGAGAAATTAGTAATATTGTTCTTGATGATTGTGAAATTAATGATAATAACTCAATTTATAAACATATTTTTAATAATAATAAATTAAATTGGAATAAATATTATACAACTGATACTAAATTTCTTAGTCAAATGCAATATCTTATTACTAATTTTAATAATAAAACAAATATAGAAAATAATTTAATTGATGATGTTGAAAATATTTTAGATGAATTAAATAATGAAACTGGATTTTATGAAAAATATAATTATATTGATATAGAATTTTTAAAAGAAATTAATTATTCAGCAATTGCTTTACAATGGTTAAGTTTATATCAATTAACATCTCCATTTTTAACACTTATAATACCAATTATAATGTTAATTATACCTTTTATTCTTTTAAAATTTCAAAGAGTTAATATTACTTTAACCACTTATACTAATGTATTAATTAATTTATTTAAACATCATGTACTTGGTCAATTAATAACACAATTTAATAATGTAAGTTGGGATAGGAGAGTTTTTATTATAATGTCGATTGGCTTTTATTTTGTCAATATTTATCAGAACATAATTACATGTTATAAATTTTATACAAATATCTATAAAATTAGAACATCATTATTAAAAGTTAAAAAATTTATAGAATTATCACTAGATAATATGGATAATGTTAATTCATTATGCAAAGATAAATTAATTTTATTTGTAAATAAAAATAATACTATTAAAAATACTTTATTGCATTTTAAAAATGATATTGATCTAATTAATGCTGAAAAAATATCTATATTTCAATTAACTAAAATTGGTAATTTATTTAAATCTTTTTATGAACTATTTTCTAATAACGATTATAAAGCATCATTAGATTATATAATTGATTTACAGATTTTTACCGATAATATATCTAATCTTGCTACTCATATTAAAAATAATAGAATATCTTTATGTAAATTTACCAAAAAGTCTACTAACTTTACAAATGCTTATTATGCACCACTAATTAATAATACTTCAATATCTAATTCTTATAAAATTGATAAAAATATTATTATAACTGGACCAAATGCTGCAGGTAAAACAACTTTACTTAAAACTACGTTATTTAATATAATATTAAGTCAACAAATTGGTATGGGTTGTTATTCAAAAGCAAATATTTTTCCTTATGATATATTTCATTCATATATTAATATACCAGATACTAGTGAAAGGGATAGTTTATTTCAAGCAGAAGCTAGACGATGTAAAGATATTTTAAATTCAATTGAAAATAATTCTTCAAAACTAAGACATTTTTGTATCTTTGATGAATTATATTCAGGTACTAATCCCAATGAAGCTATTGCAAGTGCTACAAGCTTTTTAACATATATATCTGAAATTAAAAATATAAATTACTTGCTTACAACACATTATGTAAGTTTATGTAAATTATTAAAAGATAATTCTAATATAGAAAATAATTATATGGACACTATTGACAATAAACCAACTTATAAATTAAAAAATGGAATCTCACAAGTTAAAGGTGGAATTAAAGTATTACAAGAACTTAATTATAATAAAAATATAATTAATAATGCAGAAAAAATTTTAAATAATATTGATATTTAATACGTTTAATTATTATTTAGAAAATATTACTAAATCATAATTATGTTTCTATTTGGTTTAGAAGGTAGTGGATTTATTATCTCTTTAGCATTAACTTTATTAGTATCTGGAGCAGTTATGTTTTACTGTTTACGAAGATTTAAGGTTATTGAAAATACAATTATTGAACAAAGTAGAGTTATTCAAAGTTTTATTATGAAACAACAACAAGAGACTGGTTTAGCTTCTCCAATTGCTTTACATTCAGCACAATTACAACAAGAAAAATTAAATGAAATTCAAGAAAATAGTCATAATGAAGTAATTGAAGTTTCTGATGAATCTGATGATGAATATGAAAATGATGATGATGAGCAAAGTGAAAATGATTCTGATAATGATTCTGCTTCTAGTAATGATGATAAATTAGAACTAATCAATGATAAAAATGATATTACACTTAATATTTCTTCAATTGAGAATATTAATGAATTTAAAGTAGAAAATTTAAATGATAAATTAGAATTAGAATCTGTAAAAGTAATTGCATTAGAAGAGCCATCACAATCTTTAAAACAAGCTGTTGTAGAAGAATTACTAACTGATAACAAAATTAAAATAGATGATAATAATTTAACTCCAATTATTCCTACTGATAATATTAATAATGAAAAACCTGATTATAAAAGTATGAAAGTTAATGAATTAAGAAAATTAGTTAGTACACAAAATTTGACTGATGAATCAACTGTTAAAAATTTAGGTAAAAAAGAACTAATTGAATTATTACAAAAATAATTTCTAATATATAGTTAATGGCCTCTTCTAATATGACTTTTAGAATGTTATTGCAAAAAAATGCTAATGAAATAATTTCTAATAATAGAGCTGCTGCAGCTGGTAATTGTTCTGATATTACTCCTATCTTAGATAATAGAGTTATTTCGGTTAATCCATATCTATACAATTCTGTTTTAGATCCACAATTACCATTTGAATATTCTAGTGATTTAAAGGATAATTTTATATCATCTTATCAAAATGATTCAAAATCTTATACTCCTGTAGTAAGATATAATCCTAAATAAATAATATATAAATAAATATTTAATTTATATATATATGAAGATATTAAGCGTTGATGTAGGAATTAAAAATTTAGGATTATGTATTTTAGAAACAACAAATGAAGGGTTTAATATAATTTATTGGGATTCTATTAATTTAATAGAAGAAAAAATCAATATGTGTAATTGCAAAATTAATAATAAAAAATCATGTAAACCATGTAATAAACAAGCTGTATTTTTTAAGAATAATAATTTTTTTTGTAAATCACATGCCAATGCATCAAATTATCAGCTACCTACATCAAATTTAACAAAATATAAAAATCTTAAACTTTCTGAATTAAAAACCTTATGTGAAAATTATAATATTATAAGCGATGAAAATACTAAAAATAGTAAAATAAAAGCTATAGAAAGTTTTATTGATAATAATGTATTACAAAATATAAATATACTTAATACAAAAAGTATTAATCTCATTGATATAGGAATTGGAATTAAAAATAATTTAGATAAATTAGATATTTTTATTTTAAAAGATATTGACTATGTATTAATTGAAAATCAAATAAGTCCAATTGCTAACCGAATGAATTGTATACAAGGAATGATAGCTCAATATTTTTTAATGAAAAATATGGAAAAAATATTATTTATTTCAGCTGCTAATAAATTAAAACTTTTTATTGGTAATAAAAAAACTACATATAGTGAGAGAAAAAAAATTAGTGTTAAATTAACCAAAGAATTACTAATTAAAAATATTTGTAATAATAACCAAAAAGAAAAAATAATAGATCTATTCAATAGGAGTAAAAAACGTGATGATTTAGCTGATTGTTTTTTACAAGGATTATGGTATTTAGCAGAAAATAATGATATAATTAAAAATATAGTTGTTAAAATTAATGATATGAAAATAATTAATTAATATATTAATTCGTATTACTTAAAATTATTTGATCGTATCTATCTATAATGAGTGAATTAGAGCCTGTTGTTATAGAATTAAATACTTCAGATAATAAATCCGAAGTTAAATTAAATAATGATCCTAAGCCTTCTGTTAATTTTGGTGGAGGAATTGAATTATTAATGAATGATAAAAAAAGAAGTAGCTCTCCTGAAATGGGATTAGGAGAATTAAGTGATTTAGAAAATGAACTTAATAATCTTACTACAGATATTAATACTAAAACAACTGATATATCTAAATCTAATGCATTTAATACTGCCTTAAATAATATTATAATTGAAGACAAAAAAGATGATAAACCAATAACAATTGAAAAAGAAGTAAATTTAGGAGAACAAACTGCTCAAAATATTAATAATAATAAAACATGGGATGGATATGGAAAAGTGAATCTAGTACAAAGCACTTCTGATGAACTCCAACTAACAAAAGAAGAACTTGTAAGAGAGAAATTTAAATATTTAAGAAGATTAGAAGATTTAGAACGAAAAGGCGCGAATCTTACCAAAAAATACTCTATGGATTCACCTCTTGCTGAATTACAAGGTGAATATGAAATGATAATTAGTGAAAAAGAAAAGGCTAATAGTGTTAAATTTCAAGGTAAGATGTTAATGGCATGTATTACTGGATTAGAATTTCTTAATAATAAGTTTGATCCATTTGATCTTAAAATGGATGGATGGGGTGAACAAGTTAATGAAAATATTAGTGATTATGATGAAATTTTTTCTGAACTTCATGAAAAATATAAATCTAGAGCAAAATTAGCTCCCGAATTAAAACTATTATTTCAATTAGCAGGATCTGGTATTATGGTTCATATGACTAATACAATGTTTAAATCATCATTACCTGGAATGGATGATATTATGAAACAAAATCCTGAATTAATGCAACAATTTACACAGGCTGCTGTAAATTCTATGGGAGATAATAATCCTGGATTTGGAAATTTTATGAATAGTTTTATACCTGGTAACTCAGCTGCACCTCCTCCTAATATGGGAACACCTCCTCCACCTATGCAAACTCAAACTGCTAAAAGTCAACGATATGCTCCACCTAAAAATAGACCTGATTTAAATCCTACAAATGGAATCAATATAGAAGAAAAATTTTCTCCATTTAATGAGCCTCAATCAATTAAAACACCTGCTTCTGCTAGACCTGAAATGAAAGGCCCAAGTGATATTTCAAATTTATTATCTGGTCTTAAAAGTAAACAAGTAAATATTCCTATTGGTAATAATGAAGAAAAAGATCCTAGTACAGTAAGTATTACTGAATTAAAAGAATTGAATAATCAAAAATTACCAAAGTCTAATAGAAAACAATCAAATAGTCAAAAAAATACTATTAGTTTAGATCTTTAATTTTAAATTTAGTAGATT